ACCGGCTATATACTTCTAATTGTTTTGCTCCCGGTGCAAGGGAACTAGTTATGCGGACTTCTTAGCTCTCGTTGTTTCAATCTTTGGAGCGCGCAGAACACCCTTTGGCTTCGCGAGGTGATAGGCCCCATACTCCTGCGGGAACTTCTCGATACCCTCAACAGGCGATTCCATATCCTCTAACTCGACTAAGTGGTGAGTCACGATAATCATCGAACCCTGCCGCTTCTTAGATCCCCGTCGAACTGGCTTCTCTGTGATCTTGAGGACGCTCCCAGAGAAGCGAATGCCGCCCGGATACCGTAGACAGACACCATCCTCAACCTTCAACACATTGCCTTTCTCATCTCGCGCCACAGTGAACCTCCTGGTAAATCTCTGATGCTAGGCGAACACTTATCGAAGCAACATACAAGCGTTTTCTTGAAAAAACCCCATAAAAAGTTACGAAAGATGCATCAACGTGGTGACTCAATAAACCCGACGCTTACTCGGAGTACGACCGAAACGATCAAGTCGATTCATCGAGAACGACATAAGATTGCCCAGCCATTTATGCGGTGGCGAAGCCACATTCGCATTATCAGAGGTTGACCAGTTCAAGAGCGCGGCCTTGAACACTGGAAAATCTACATTCGGATTTGATTCAAGGAATACATTCATTTCCCTCCGTTCCCTCGGCCCCCAGCTCGGACTGCTGGAGCGCACCAGGCCGGCGTCGTACATGTAGGCATACGCCCGGAAGATCTCATCCCGAAACACCCCAAATCTCCCATCCGATCCCTTAACCGGATTCAGGTGATCTTTAGGCGTCCCAGAGCCGCCAGATTTAGCTATCTTTGCCGGGTAAGCTCCACCGATCCCACCTTTTGCACCCTTCCCTATCACCTGGGCCTCAGAAATGGCGTGGAGGGCCTTTTTCGTCGCTTTCGCCTCGCTTTCGCCCTTTGTGTGGGCCGCGACCGGATCGGCGATCGAACGCGAAGCCGGCCTCGGTCGCGATCCGCGACCCAGCGACGACGAAGTCGGCGCGGAGGTCTTTAAAGCACTACTAGATAACGGTGAAGGTGAAGGGAATGGTTCAAGTAATTCTTGCGTGATACTCCGAGTATCCCCCTGTTTCTTACTCGGAGTATGCGGTTTTTTGCCCTTGCTCCCGAGCTCCTGAGCCTGCAACTCGCGAACGCGATCCCAGCGCGCTTTGATCGCTTTCTTGGATTTTTCGACTCTTTTGAAAGCCTTCTCTGCCCATTCTGTCTGGATCTCCTCAAGCCTGGCGTTGAACCACAAGCCATCGGCGTCGAGCGTGAAATAGGTGTCGAGAAGCGATCGAAGCCACCGATGCACGACGTCCTGGGTCGATTCAGACGTGTTGTGTGACATACGTGTGTCATTCTCAAGCACTACTCGGGCGATACTCGGAGTAAGAGACAAAAAACACTCGCTCCTGGTCAAACGGACGAGCTGCGTCATGTTGTCCGGGATGCGCCCGCTTCGCCACTCTTCTCCGAGTAAGAGCATGTAAGCCCCATGCTCGAAGCTGGTCAATTTCACGGTGTCGGCGATGTAACTGGCGATATACCACGGCATCCAAACGTCAATTTTGGGCATAGACACTAAATTCCTTCCTCTAGTCAGGCGGCAGGAGGAGCTAGAGGACCCCCCCCGCCATTGCGCCGTGGATCAGACGACGTTTGCCAGATTGCCGCCGAAGCGGCAATGGCAGATCGTAACAGTTGGAATACTCCGAGTATCCGAATACTCCGAGTATCACTTCAGAATTAGCGCTTTGGTTGTGGGATGGCGGGCGACCAAACCCGCCGTCTCGAAGGTTTTGATTACTTGGAGTAAAGCTGGGAGCTCCAGGCCGAGCAGACGCGCGATCGCTTCGTTGGAGATCGCGCGCCCGCCGCGAGAGAGCATCTTCGGTTCATCCAGGTCCTTGTGGTACATCCAGATCAGCAGCTCCAGATAGATGCCGCGATCGTGATACTCCAAGAATCGGATCGCCGGGTTGAGAAGCCAATCCTGCGAAGAAAAGAATTCGATAAAAGCACTGGTGGAAGCCATTGTTTAGACCTTTCTGGTGAGTGATTCATGTACTGCATCGTTGATAAGTTGGAGCGGGTCCTGCGGTTTTGTACTGAGCAAAGAGGTGGCGACTCGCTCAGATACCTCGATGACAAAACGGTTGAACGAAAGACCGCCGCGCTCTGCGGCCTTTCGGATCATCGCTACTTGATCGGCATCCTTGAATCGGATACGAATGTTTTTCTCGGCTGGAGGGGGTGCTTTTTTCTTTGCTTTCATGGATACAAGATGTATCCTTACTGAGAAGCAAAGTCAAACCGGGGGTATCGAGTTGAGTAGAGCTAGTGCAGCAGGTAATGGAGTTGTCAGGGCCGTGCAGGATGTCTGTGCCCTATTCAATGTTCCCGTTCTACGAATGCAGTCGCGAATGTTTCGCGTACCCGGAGTAGACGGCAAGGAACGTCCCTTTTTTGTCGGGGAATGGACCGATGCGAATGGATTTCTACATCGCAGCGGCATGGCTGATCTGCTGTTGCAGCCTACGGTACACGTCAAGGTGATTCCGAAGGGTGAGACGAAGGCGGTGATGATGAATTGCACCGTTCCGCTGTGGGTGGAAGCAAAATCGGGAAGCGGTGTACTGACGGCAGAACAGAAAAACTTTCAAACTTGGGTGACGTCGATCGGCGCGGGGTATCTGTGCGTTACGGACTCGTGTGAGCAGCTCATGGAGTGGTTCAAAGAGTATGGAGTGAAAAAACGCTAATGGAATCCATGTTCTGTATTGTTTGCCAGAGTGAAATCGGCCTCGACCGCACGATTAAGAAGGCTGTTACCTGCAGCGACGAATGTAAGAAGAAACTGAAGGCGATCCGGCGCTCTCACCGCGACGAAAAGGTATGTCGACAGTGCGCGCGTCCCAGCACACCCGAAGAACGTACTATGTTCCTGCGGTGGCGGCGTGAAACAGATCCCGCGTGGCAACCGAAGAAGCCAGGCCCGAAAAAGAAGACGCCCCAGGAGACCCCGAATGAACACGCTGCTTTGGAAGGGTAATGCGCGCGTGTATTACAACGCATTTGAAGAAGCCCCGCTGGTGTGGAGCGTAGACGACGGCGATCCAGCAACCGAAGTGAAGACGGATGTGATTTTTGTGTTGTCTCACACCCTTACACAAACTGGTCCTCGCAATGTCCAGCCGAAGGCCTGGATGCGCTGCGAAGAGGTCGAGATCCATCGAATGGTCGGCGGTGCGATCATGATCCGGTCGGTGGGCGAATGAACAAGACGGTGATGATGAAAGATGTGCTGCGCGAGATCCTGGACAAAGGCGAAGTGTTGCGGGAGTTCCCTGCCGAACCGATTTTGATCCTCGCAGCTCCGTGGCCCGGCAACCGACTGATTGGCAACAAGCAGGTTCGATGTGCAGAGTGCAATTCGCTCTGTGTGCTCTCCAAAGAAGCTCAAGCCATGATGGAAGGTCGAAACAACATCGACAGCATCACATGCCCACCATGCGCAAAGAAACACTATGACGCGATGAAAGGACAGAAGCAATGAAGGCGAGAGAGATTATTCCAGGATGGCCGCGTGGTCGGAGCTGCAGCAGATCGTACGCCCAGGACGAGGGTGGGTGGGCGAGCTGGTGGATGATGTACCGGGTGCGCAATCCCTTCGAGCGGGAGAAGGTCGAGCAGGACATCGACGCCGAGATGGCCTACAGGCGCAAACAACAGCGCATGGTCGATCTGTACCGCAAGCTGTACCGCAAGGGTCTCGTCGAAACCCGCACCACATACACGATGATGGGGTGGGAAGCATACGAAGTCCCGATGAGCAGGAGAACTGGGGATACCCACACGTATCTACTGCCCAGGCAAGACCTCGACAAGGGTGGCATGAAACTCTGGATCAAACCAGAGACCAGGATCAGAGTTAACCTAGCCGTCGAGATCCCAAGCCCCCCGGTTTATCTGACGACAGAAAACGAAGTCGATAGGCTCCTTTTCTCTGCCTTCCACGCGCTCCGAAGCTACGAACACGGCAATGTAGCCCCGGATCTGGCGAAGGAAATCGCCGACGCGATCGACGAGTATAGGAGAAGGCCAAGGTGAACGGCATTAACCAAAAAGTAGGTAAAAAATTCCCACCATGTGGCAACCTTTTCCATAAAAGGTTGCAAACAGGTGCAGTTTAACGTATCTATAGGGCTGCTGAGGCTGCAAAGCTGAAAGCAAAGGAGACCTCCCCCATGTCTACATCCGCCCTCCAGCGCGCACGTCCAGCGGCAGCGCTTACGTCAGGCCTCGCCACAGCTCAACTATTCGCCGAATTGAATCAAAACCCCATAAAGCCCGTTGTTCTGGTATGTCCAGGAAGCGGACGCCTCGAAGTTAAGCCCTTCCAGGTGAGCGCATCCGGTACCACGACCACTGTGGGAGCTGCAACGACGGCCCTGGCTACCCTCTATGCCTCAGTCGCCTTTCCGACTAACCCTACAGTCCCCGCATCCTGGACTGCGATCGCTGTCGGCACCGCCGCCGTCATCAACACGACTACCGCCGCCTGGTATTTGGAGGCCGAACTTCTATTCGACTCCACCTCTGGCCATCTGGTGGGAACGTTCAAGAATGGCGTCGCTAACGTACCGATCGCCGCCGCCGCCCTCACCGCTGTCCTGGCAGGGATCAATGGCCAGAATGAGCCGGCACTCCTGTTCGCAATCGGTATCACCTTCAGCGCTGCAGGAGCAAACGTCGGGAATCTTGCTGACTTCAGCCTCAACGCCTAACCAATTCGTGTACCTCAACGAAAAGGTCGCGGAGGAATAACCAAGCCGCCGCGACCGCAATGAAAAAGCCCTCCCCAGGTGCTAAAGAAAGACTGCCACGATGAGCGAAAAAGTAGCGAAAAAGGTCATGGCTCACCTCAAGAGCGAAGGTGGCAAAGACAAAGAAAAGGGTGGGAAGAAGTTGCATACCCACCGTATCGAGGTCGAGCGCGCGGATCATGGTGGCCACCACATTCGCCACCATATGCGCGACGAAGACGGCAACGATGCCGGTGTGCAGACCGGCATCGCTGCCAACAATGACGACATGGGCGCTCAAGTCCAGGACGCGATGGCAGACCAGCCGCCAGCCGGCCAGGGCGCGCCACCGACCACCGCACCCGATCCTGCAGGCGCAGGCGGCGATCCCGGAGCGATGGGCCAGTAGACCATGTCGGCAACTATCAATCTCTCGCGCATTCGCGAGGACAAGGCCTATAAGGCCGAGCTGAGACTCCGCGCCCAGACGGATCTCTTCTGGCTGTCCTTCGAGTTGCTGCGTTACCGCAAGATCACGGAGGCCAACCATCGCGCGGTGGCTGACCATTACGTGCAAAAGGACCCGCGACTCCCGATCGAGGAGCAGGACACGGTGAAAAACCGCCTGCACCTCGACCCTCGCGGGACGTTCAAATCGACCCTCAACATGGCCGACACGATCCAGTGGATCATCGGCTTTCCCGAGAGCGCAGGCCTCCTGCTGTCGGGCTCCAACAAGCTCACCAACGGATTCGCCGCCGAGGTGACGGGCCACTTCACCCTTCCGAAGTTCGCTAGCGGCACCGAGTTCCAGGAGCTCTTTCCCGAGTTCACCATCACACCCTCAGAGGTGCGAGTGGGAAGCTACTGCGCGCCGAAGCGTCAGACCGGACGCAAGGAAGACACCTTGATGTCCAGCTCCGTCGAGTCCAGCTTGTCGGGTTGGCATTTCGACTGGATGAAGGAAGACGACATCGTCGATAACCGCAACTCGGAGACCCCGAGCGGTATCGAGAAGGTGAAGAAGAACCGGCACATCAACCGGAAGATGCTCATGCCCTGGGGCTATCGCGACACAGCGGGCACCCGTTACGACCCCTTCGACGCCTATGGCGAGGACATCGAGAAGGCCCGGCCCGGTAAGATCCATATTTTGCGCCGTGCCGCCCTGCGCATCCTTGAGGGCTCCGCGTATGCCGAGGATCACGGCCTGCGCGTGAGCTCCGAGGCCTTCCCCGAAGAGGATGAGGTTGTACTCACCTTCCCGGATCTGCTGAGCTACGACTTTTTGAAGGAGTCCTACGAGGACGATTACAGCTCGTTCATGACCCAATACATGAACGACGCTCACGGCGGCAAGGACATCGTTTTCGATGTCGAGGCCTTGAACTCGCGGAAGATCGACGCGGAGCGCACACCAGTACGTGGGCACGCGATTATCGTCTGGAGGTTCAGCAATGCCAGTGACCCAGCGATGAAATACGCCGGCGCTGCCGTTGGACGCATGGAGAACGGGCGCATGTTCATTCTGGACGTGGTGCGCGGGATCTTCAGCCCCTCAGTCCAGGCGCGCCGGGTCATCGACCTTGCGATCAAGCACGATGCCCGCACCGTCACCATCGTCGATTCACCAGGCGCGCGGCACATCGAGAGCACCATCCATAACGTCGGCCTGGAGATGGATCATAAAATCATGATCCGCTGGATCGAGCACGACGACGACGGCGGCGCGCGAGATCTTCGCTTGAAGGCGATCGAGCCCCTGGTCTCCGATGGCCGGCTGATGTTCTCCGATGATCTCAAGTACATGGTCGAGCTGATGCGCCAATTCTCGAACTTTGGGATGGTCGAAGAAAACGAGATCGTGGAATGCATCGCGCGCGTCTGCGATGCCCTGCCGAAGTCGATCAAACACCCGGACGCTCCGGACGATGAGGACGAGGCCGAGCGTATGGAGATGGAGCGCGATGCCCATGATCGCGTGTTCGGTCTTGGTCGCCATGCCGAGCGCGAAGTGATTGACGTAGAGGCCGAGATCTATGACGAGGAGCCAATTTTGCAGGCCAACGGCCAGGGCCTCGAAGACATCATGCCGGGGCTATCAGGATGAACAGACGCGGATTTCTAAAGCTTTTTGGTGGAGCTGCTGCAGCGGCGGTTGTCGCGCCGGTTGTGCCCACCTATTTCTTCTCTCCGATCGGTGGCTGGAAGTCGGACGTGATCGTGAATCCGACCGCTTATAACACCTACCTCATGGGAGCGGATGCGATTGTCAATGTCGATCTCCTGAAGGTCTATTACGACAAGCGATTCGTCGCGAATCTAAAGGCTCACACACCGTTCACGAGAATGACAGCTCTCCATGAAATTCCCGCTCATAGTGGGCAGACGATCCGCTTTGTGATCGAAGGACAGTCTTAATGGCCACTCTCCCCAATCTCATCGACCCGACTGGCGAGATCACCCGCGACGACATCCAGCTCCAAGGCCCGACGCTTGCGCCGAAGTATACCGATGAGGGTGTCGCGAAGCTCGTCCGGGGTGACATGGCCAGGGCGCGCGAGTTCCAGCAGCAAAAACAATGGGCGCTGCACTGGATGGAGTCGGATGTCTTGTATCAGTCCCCGCGCGGGGCGAACAACTTCGAGAACTCCGTCGTCACCAGGTCGAATGTCTCGCGCTTCACAGTAGCGAAGCACGTCAACTCCCTGGCTCCCGCGATCGAGAGCGGCCTCTTCTACGAGACGCCGCCGTTTGTGATCCGTCCCCGGCCCAACCAGAGCCAGTACACGGCGAAGGCAAAGATGGCGCTGTATGGATCGCTCCTGGATGAGATCAACTTCCAGGACGAATGTGTCCTCGCGATCGAGGGCATGGTCAACAGCGGCACCGCCATTTGCAAATACGGGTGGGTGACTGAGACCAAGACCGTCAAGACGCATGTACGGAAGCAAGCGCCGATCCGCGTCACGATGCCGCTGCAGAGTAAGCAGGTTTCGGTACACACCGCAGAGAGCGATGAGTTTGAGGTGCGCGAGGACGAGGTTACATTCAACCGTCCTTTCTTCGAGTTCTGCCCGCTGGGCTCCGTGTATGTCGATCCAGGCTGGCGACATGCAAACAACCTGAAAAAGGCGAAGTTTGTCATTCACCAGACCTATCCGACGTTCAAGGATCTGGACAAGCTTCGCCCAGCCGAGGGCGTGACCAAGAAAGACGGGGGATATGACATCCCCAGCGAAGAGGATCTGATTGAGTATTTCTTCGCCAACGACACCGATGCCGGCGCGACCAGCAACTTTGAGCAACAGCAGACGAACAACTCCATCGCGTACCACCCGGACGGACGCAACGAGATCACCAGCGACGCCCCGGACGAGCGCCCGATCGAAATGCTCGAGCGCTGGGATGACACGTATGTCAAAACCGTACTGGTAGCCGCAGGCGGCAAGTATTGCGTGATCCGCAACGAGATGCACGGCATGGGGAGCCACTGCTTTGTGTCGGCTAACTTCTGGAACATCCCAGGCGCGGGGTATGGGATCGGCGTGGGCCGTCTGGTTGGAAGCGACCAGCGCATCGAAAAGGGCCTCATCGACGGAGCGCTCGACATTTTGAGCTTTTCGCTCAATCCGTCCTACTTCCGCGACCGTGGCGCTAATGTTCCCACCCAGCAGATCCGCACCAGGCTGGCTGGCATCGTTGACGTAGACGCTCCCCAGGGACGAAGCGCGCGAGACTCGTTCGGCATCATCGAACAGCCGAAGACGCCCGCCGAGGTCTTCCCTCTTCTCCAGGAGGCCAGCCAGAGCGCGCAATCGACCACAGGCGCAGACGAGGCCTTCACCCAGGGTAGTTTGCCAGGCAAAGGGGGATCGAGCGCTGCACGGACGGCCACGGGCGCGGGCGGCATCATCCAGGCGAACGCGGGCAAGATACAGGGGCCAGTCGGGCGCTTTGTGCGTGGCATCTTCCTCCCTTTCATCTACGCGCTCGACGACATGGTGAAGGAGTTCATGCCGATTGCGGAGATCCGCGAGATCCTCGGCAAGGAGCTGGGCGACGCCTTCGAGCTCGACGAGGAGGATTTTCTCAACTCCGCGGATAAGTTTGAGGTTCTGGCCGGCGCGAAGCTGGCAGCGAAGAAGGCAATGGCCCAGGCGCTCCCGCTGATGATCCAGGTGATCGAGAACCCCGCCCTGGTACAGCAAATTAACGCTATGGGGTATGCCGTTGATGCCAAGCTTCTCTTCGACATGTTCATGGAGATGAGCGAGTGGAAGGACAGCCGCGAGCTCATCCGTCCCATGACGCCGCCCGAGGCGGCGGCGTTCAAACAAAATAACCCTGGCCTGCAAAAAGTCCAGGGAGATATGGCGCTCATTGCGGCGAAGCATGTAGCCAAGTCGCAGGAGATCGACCAGAACCACGAAGCCAGTCTCGCCAGCAAGATGATGCTTGAAGCCGGGCAGCAGGCGGCGGGCTACGTGGAGCGGCAGGAAGAACGTACTGCAATCAGACAGGGGCCATTCGCACAATGAACGAACAAGAGATCGAAGAACTTTTCACCTATCACGCGCCCAAGCCCGGCCAGCCGGAACGCTATCAAGCGATCCGCGAGGCCGCGAAGAATCTCGCGAAGGTGATCGTCGCCAACACTCCGAAGTCTGCAGATCAGTCAGCCGCCATTCGTGAGCTGCGCATTTGTGTGATGACGGCAAACGCAAGCATCGCCCTAGAAAAGTAGATATGAGCGAAGTACGCACAGAACGTAGCCACGGCCTGCAGGATCGCCTCAATGCGACCGAGAGGTCGCACCTGATGAGCATCCGTCACACCGAGGGCTATGAAGTCCTGCTGGACATCATGGAGCGCGCCTGCATCGCCCAGGAGACGAACATCATCAACTGCGCGCCCGAAGATCGCGAGAAGATCTACTCGGAGTTTTTGCTGTCGAAGGCCTTCTGGCAGGTGTTCGTCTCCATGCAGAAGATGGTCGAGTTTGAGGTCATGGTGCATAAAGGCATCGAGGCCGAAGAAGCTGCAAAGAGGTTAGCGATGTACGAAGATCCGGAGCAAGCGATTTTGCGGCCGGAAGAGAACTATCCCGGATTGGGTGAGGTATAGAACATGGGAGTTGAGTGGAGAAATAGCGGAGAGCCGATAGACGGCCTGTATGTCGTAGACGTTGACCCAGAGGATGGATCAGCGGTCCAGACGTTCAAGGGCGAGACCTTCAAAGAGGCCGCAGACAAACTGGCCAACGCGCAATTTCATGCCAGCCGCGCGATCAATGAACTCAAGCAGGGCCGAGTGCCCGACCGCGCTGTGACCAAGAAGCCGCTCAAGCCGCGCGAATTGACCGAAGACGAAAAATTTCAGGCGGCCCAGGATATGAGGGACCCCAACAAGGTTACGGAGGCCATGGATCGCGTGATGGAGGCGCGTCTAGGAGGCAAACCTAACGAAGTAGCAGCGCGACTGAACAGCATAGATGAGAAGGAACTCGAAAACCAAGCCATTGCAGAGGTCAATATCTTCATCCAGACGACGCCAGATTGGTATCAGACGGAAGAAAATAAGAACACGCTGTTTGGCTACATTCGGGATAACAACCTTGCATGGACTGCAAAGAACTACCGCATTGTGTTTGACAAACTGATGAGCGACGGATTGTTGACTCGACGGCCAGAAACGACCACAGAGACACCAGAAACACCCGAAACGAATGCGCACACGGAGCGGATTGCCCCTCAGCAGACGACTCGGCCACGCGGAAGCTTCTCCTCTGGAGTACGTGCGTCAACGATGAGCAACGTACCACCTGGAAAGCCGAAGCCGAAGTATACGCGTCAGGAGATCGAGCTTATGCCTCGTGCCGTTTTCAAGCACAAGATGGAGAACGAAGCGGGATTCGCTCAGTTCGTAGATCAGCTACCGGCCTAAGCCTAACTTTCGACTCTCTTGTGCGAACGACTCAGCACAGGGAGAACCAAAATGAAACACCACACCCCGTTTGACCGGGCAGTCCTTAAAGTCGCACTGATTCTTGATGTAATTTTTCGCATGATACTTGCCTTCGGTAGTATGACCCTCATTCCGTTCCGCGTCTTCTGGCGCGCTGCTATCGTCGCGATCGGCGTGATGGCGCAGAGCCAGGGCCAGTATGCCGTACTCAACACGGGCTATAGCCCCGCGTCGAATACGACCGGAAACCTCCCCCAAACCCAGGCCATTTACTATGAAAAGACCTTCATCGACAACTTGAAGGCCGAAACACCGATGCTCCGCTGCACGAAGCGCATGGAGATGCCGGAAAATTCTGGTAACACTCTCTCGCTCTTTGAGTACGAGACCTTTGGTGCGAACACGACCCAAGCCGCAGAGGGCGTAGTCGGATCTGGTATCACCATCCAGGTCCTCAACAATCTCACCAAAATCGGTAACTACGCGGATTATCTCAACTACAGCAAGTTTTCGCTGCAGCTTGCGATCGACCCTGCCCTGGAGAACGGCGCGAAGGAGCTGGGCTACCGCCTCGCTCAGACGCTCAACACCCTCATCCGCAACACTGCAGATGGCATCAGCGCGGTCGATTCGTCCGCTCTGGAGCAGAATGCTTTCAACGTTCCCTTTGGCAAATCGAACATCACGTCTGCGATCGCCTCTCTCGGTGGCCGCAATGTGAAAGCATTCGCCGGTGGCCGATTCAAGGGAGTTATCCATGATTTTTGCATTGGGGATACCCTCAACGATGTCTCGAACAACTCACTGACCGATGTACTCAAGCACACCATCGAGGGCCAGATGAAGTTGGAAGAGCTTCCGACCGGTGAGGACAGTGTGCGCGTGATGGATTGGGCAGGCTGCAGCTTTATGCCTTCTACCGAAGTCACGATCACACCGAACTATCTCGGCCATGCTGGGGTGAATGCGTTCCGCACGTACATCTTCGGAGAAAATGGCGTCATCACCGTCTCTCTGGGCAAGAAGGAAGGCGCGCAGATCGGAAACGGCGACTGGCGCAACCTCAAGATGTACACCAAGAAGTATGACGATGTGAGCGTTTCCGACGCTGCCGGCATGATCGGCGGATCGACCGCATACAACGTCAACTTCGTTCCCACTGTGGTACCCGATCCCGTCGCTCGAATCCGCATGATCGACGCTCCGAGCCTCATCTCCTAATCCAACCGGGAGGGCGTGGCCGACTCCACGCCCATCACTCTGCAGCTACGGAGCAACGCTATGTCAGTTGAGAACATGACCACCGAAGAGATCCTCAGAGAATCGGCGCTGATGGATCTGGAGATGAAAAAGATCAGCCTGGAGCTCAACCAGGAGGCTCTTGCCGATCTGAAGGGCAAAAAGGAAGCGCGCCTCATCAAGATGCGCAAACAGCAGGAAGACATCGCGAAGAACGCCCAGCTCAAAGAGCAGCGCGAAAAGGCCTGCAACCACCGCAAGGGCGGAAGAAACAAGGCCGGACTGGTGAAGGGCAACGCCCCCAACTATTCGATCATCGTCAACACCTACCCAGCAGGCAACAAAGACATTCTCTGCCAGCGGTGCGGCAAAGAGTGGAAGGAGCCGCTGCTGGATCTGCGCGCCACGGACCCGGATCTCTACAAGAGACTGATGCGCGAATATGAGCGCGTGCTCGAATGGCCCACCGACAACGAGCCCAGCGGCACCCAGCTCTTTCTCATCACCAAGCACAAGGTTCGCAGCCGGCGCGTGGACGATGACGATGAAGAAGAGACGACACCGCGCATTCGTGCCCCGCGCAGTGGCAAAGGTAAGGGAAAGACCAAAGCCGCCTAGTTCACCAGGTAAACCCTCAATCACGCTCCAAAAACCGGAAAGTTTAGGGAAGTCAAGGAGAAATTTCGATGGGAACAATAAAAGAAACGCTCAAAAGTGACCTCGGCGACATGCACGCGAAGCTCGTCGATCGCGTCGACCGGCTGGAGGGGGCACTCCGCAAGGCAGGTATCAACATCGGTGGTAATCACGGAATGGCTAGCGGCGTCGCTGTAGCTTCGGGTTCGGGCATTACGGGGCTTAGCGATGCGAAGGCGGCACTGCAGGCACAGCAGAACGCCACACAAAACCAGAACGCCGCATCAGCCCAGCCCCTCTCTTCCCTCTCGGATACGGAATTTATGAAACTCCTAGAATCTCAGCTCCCCGCTCAATCCCAGCAAGAACTATACCGCCGCAAGGAACTGCATGATTCGAAGATCACCGCGATCGAGCAGGGATATCCCAGCGCGAACGAGGTCCTGAACCAACAGAAGAGACAGGGCGGCATCAAGGCCTGGACGGATGAAGGCCAAGGCGAAGGCCTCGCGATGCCCCAGGGAACCGACAACTATCACAGCGGAGCCATCGACGAGCAGCTTGCCACCGCCGATCCGCAGCCTGTTGTGCCCACCCAGGAAGAAGCCGATGCCGCCGCGCAACCGGATGTTCAGCAGGATCAGAACGACAACCAGCAGCACAACGATCAGCAGTAAGCGAGAAAACCTATGGGCAGCAGCACCGTTTCACTACAGTCACAGACCGACCTTATGAAGAACATGGGTCCGGTGAGCGTGTCCCAGGCGGTTGGAGGATTCTCCAACCTGACCTGGCTTGCTATCGGCAACTCTGTAATGAGCGATCTGCTGTCCCAGAAGTTCAACTGGAAGTGGAACAGCTTCAATATCCCGCCGTTCTATACGATCGGCTACCAGACCGACTACGCGACCATCAGCCAGAAAGGGATCGGGTGGCTGGAGAACGCGACCTGGGTGGACATCAATAACACCGCGCTGCCGAAGCCGGAGTGGACTGTCGAAGCCGTGCGCGCCCTGCAGCCGACCAGCTTCGCAGCCAGCCCGCCGACGAAACTCTGCTGGATGTACAACAAGACTTTGAAGCAGGCGTCCTGGCCGGGCGCGGGCGTCGTATACATCAATCCGCTGGGCCAGGTATCGACGCCGGCGAATCCCCGGACAAACATCCTGGATGCCAACGGCAACATTCTTATCGTCACAACCTACGGAACCACCGGCAACATCGCGCCAGTGCTGCCAGCGGCCACTGCACCGGGTACAACGGTGATTGACGGCAATGTCGTATGGACGTGCTGCGACCCAGACGCTCAGGGCTTTCGCTTGATCCCCATGCCGCCGCAGTCGGGCGTCGTCTACAAGATCGAGCCAGTAGGCCAGAAGAACCCGCCGCAGTTTATTTCCCTGAGCCAGAAGCTCGATCCGATACCTGACGACTACTCCACGAACTTCACCAACGGAGTCTATGTCTATTGCCACAAGTACGCCGTGGATCCGCAGCTCAAAAAGGAGTGGTTCGCCATGCGGCAGACCTGGCTGGATGACATCCTGGCCACGATGAAGCAAGGCGACCGCGAAGAAGACAACGCTGGCTTTGTGCCCAGCCGTAGCGTGATGGCCTCGGGCGACTGCGGAGACGTCGGACCCGCGAACCCCTACGGCAACGGCTGGCCGGGCTGGAGCGGACGATAATGGCATCCACACAGAACCTCATGCAGGCCGTTATCTGGACCGGGCCGTTCATCGGCTATCAGCCGCTTGAGATCGGCGGCGATGAGCCCACTCTATCGAATGGGAACCTCATCAAGTCCACGATGCTGGGCGCTCCCTTCACCTGGCCGTGGAACCGCGTGGAGTCAGATCCGATCCCCTGCACCGTAGGCGTCCAGGACTATACGGTCTCGCTGCCGAACTTCGGATTCATCGAAAAGGCCTGGCTGACACTCGGTGAAGAGACCAAGGAGATCGAGGTCAAGACGACACTCGCGAAGTCTTCGACACAGGCGCGTCCGGAATATATCGCCGTGGTGCGCGACGACAACGCGGGAAATATCACCTTTCGGCTGATGAATGTGCCCGACCAGGCCTACACGCTCACAGTGCAGTTCCAGCAGAAGGCGGTTCCCTTCACCTCGCTTGCGATCCGCTGGGACCCGATCCCGGACGAGCTGAGCTACATCTACCTGCCCGGCTTCCTCGCGATGTGCATGGTGCTCAAGAGCGATGCACGTTTCCCCATCTTCAATGACCGCTTTGTCTCGCACCTGTTGGGAGCGCAAAGCGGACTGGATGAGCTGCAGAAGAGCATCTTCATCGGCAACTGGACGGATGTGATGCGCCAGCTCCAGGCGCAGCAGGGCAAGACGCAATCCGGCGTGGGAGGACGGACCAAGTAATGGCAAACTCTCCCCTCACCGCAGCCGGCGCGATCAGCGATCCTAGTTCGTGGGCCCCGCTTCATACGAATCGTTTCATGACCGGGCTATGGACCAACCGCAACCCGCTGCGCGATGCGGCCACAACGTTTCTGTATGAAAAGTTTTATTCGGCGACTCGCTTTGACTCCATGATTGGAGGCCTCAACGCGGAGCTGACGCCAAAGATGAGCCTCGCGCGGCGCGCCGGCCACTCGGTTTATAACTCGCAGATCTTCCCGGCGATCAATCGCTTTTACAGCTTCCGTACCTTCAGCACAAACACCGAGAATATCCGCGTGATGTGCGATACCGCAGGTGCTGTGTATGACGGCACCGGACCCAACCGCAAGATCAACATCTGGAACAAGAGCGCGGGCGCAGGAGACACCACGTTCGAGAGCGTGGGCAACAATCTTTTCTTTGGAGACGGCGTCGATCAAAAGAAGTGGGTTCAGAGTGAGCCACCGTGGGGACCGAACACCAAGTTTGCACCGGGCGCGTACATCGTCGATTCGAATAACAATCTGCAGATCGCGCGCGGAGGCCTCAGCGTAGGTGTGACCGGCGTACAGGTCGCGGGCAATGTGCTCACGATCACGCTCAACCCCAACGATCCGAACCTGCCGAAGAACCTGATGGCGCAGGTTGGGATGAAGATTATGTTTTCTGGATTCGGTGGCGCGGCGTTCTTAAATGGGCGCACAGTGACTATCGCCACCGTTCCACAGGGCCAGCCAGCTTATTCGAGTAACGTTTTCACCGCTGCACTAGCGGTTGCAAACTACGGTCCTACCCAGGAGACCGGAACGGCGACCAGCGGAGCGGGGATTACCGGAGCAGCGCAGCCAGCCTGGTCCTCGACTATTGGAGCATATACCGATGACGGAAGCCAGCAGTGGGTATGCAAAGGGCCAAGCCTCGAAGAGTGGGGCATCGCGCCGCCCCTGGTCGCGCCCTCGGTGGTGCAGGATGCCCTACCCCAGACTTTCCCCTCCTGGGCCTCTTCGACGTACTACTCAACCTGCTTTTTGATCTATGACGCGGCCAATTTTATCCAGATGGCCGTGGGCTTCGGTACTACCGGCTCTATCATGCCTGTCTTTAGCGACGTGCCCGGCACTACGACGATGGATGGATCGGTGACGTGGAAGTGCGTCAACAATGGCGCGTATGTCAGCGGAGCGGCCTATACTGCAGGGCAGTTTGTCATCAAGGCCAACACGGCGGGAACGCTCTATTTCTTCAAGGCCCTGAATAACGGAAACACCGCCGCCGTGCCGCCCGTCTTCACATCTGCGCTTGGTTCGCAGGTGATCGACGGAGGCGTTACCTGGCAGAATGTGGGCATTGGGCAGCAGTGGAGCAATATCACCTCATCGAGCGTCTCGGGCAGTTTCGCCACGATCCCCGTCCAGGGTGGAGGCTCCGTGGTTATCGGCATGGGCCAGAATGCGCCGAACGGTACAATCATCGCGCTACCCAGCGGATTTAGCAGCTCCAATTCGTTGACGTGGAGTTCCCCCTCGGTTGGTTTCAGCGGGACCTCCACCGTCACTGAGGGCGTCTTTCAATCGACGAGCTCCGGAGGATCTCTCAATAGTGAGTTCCAGGGAAACTTCGGCGGCGCGGCCTTCGCGGCTACCTCCAATTGGGCAGCGGCGGCATGGTCGAGCGACGCCACGGTGACGAAAACCAGCATCGGCGGCGTGCAGTTTGTAAGCTTCGTCACATTGAACGGAGACCTGCTTTGCCTGGCCGCTGGAACCCTCACCAATGGGTCTGACGTAGCCCTTCCAGCAGGATTTATTGCTGCCCAATTTCTGAATATTGTTGGCATGTGCGGCTCTGACAATCCGGGCCATATCATGCAGGGCGTAGAGACCTGTTCGCTCGATGGAACGCTGAAGCTCACTACCCTCTACAACGATAACGACGGGAGCACCTGGTCAGGTCCGGCAAACCTCTTCGGACTGTTCTATGACACGACGGGCGGCATCACCGTGGAGCTTGTCAGCGGGGGGACTGCGATCTTGATCCCGACGTTCCCCAGGGAGGCGGTTGCTGTCATCCAGGCGAAGCTGGCGACCGGGGCAAGCTTCGGCCTTCCCCCCGGCTTCGGTAGCGCCCTGATAGTGGCCACGGCGGCGATGTCGGAGTGGACTGCCAGCGGGAGCAATCATGGCCATGGCTGGAGCATTACTTTAGCCGGTGAGACCCTCACTGCTTTCTACCGGGATAGCGGAGGCAACCAGTGGAACGGCGGCGGGAATGTACTGGCGGTAGCAGCCGAGCTGGACACTACTCCGGTAAGCCCGGCACAGCAGGTTGTGGACTCCCTCGGCAACCTGCAGGCGATCGCGATCTCAGGCCTGAGCGGAGCCAACAATCCGGCCTGGGCATCGGCCCAGGGGCAGCTCACCGTGGACAACGCGGCGACCTGGAGGAACACCGGAATCACCGCCGCAGCGCGCACCGAGCCCTCGCAGTGGGCATACTCCTGGAAGACGAGCGTAACCAACCATGTGAGCACGGCCTCGCCGATCAGCACCGCGATCACGCTCGATGCCAATAACTACGCATTCCTGCAGGGTCCGGGAAGCCCAGACCCACAGGTGGACACCATCGTCATCTGGCGCATCGCCCAGGGCGGCGCGACTCTCTTCTATCTCGACGAGATCCCCGCGCCGCCACCTGGCCAGCTCTGGCAGTATCAGGATCAGTTGCCCGACTCGCGGATCAACGAGTTGATTGCCGCGCCTGTAGCCAAGGCGAACAACCCGCCCCCGGTTGGATTCAAACCGATGGAGTACCACCTCTCTCGCGTCTTCGGAGCGGTGGGCAATGTCCTCTCCTGGTCGAATGGTTCAAACCAGATCGGCGATCCCAACCAGAGCTATCAGCCGCTCAACTTCTTCACCCTTCCGGCGAAGATCATCCGCGCCTGGAGCTGCACTCTGGGCCTGATTGTCTTCACCGTCAGCGAGGTCTATATCGTGCTGGGTTCGGCGACGGACAGCGATCCGCTCTATGTACGTAAGTACATTACCGGCCTGGGCCTTTCGAGCTACGACGCCTGGACGGTGAACAAAACCACGCCGTACATGATGGATTCGGTTAAGCGCGTGATGGCGCTCGACCCCAGCGCCGGCCTCATCGAGCCCGGCTTCCCGATCGCGGACGAGTTCGATAGCCTGTATGACGCATCGACCGCGCAGCTCACCTGGCATGACGGCGCGCACGGCGACACAGCGCTCTTTGCGGGCAACGCGACGGGCGACTGGTTCCGCATGGCCGCGCTGTCAGCCCCAGAGGCCGGCCTGGTCTGGAGCACGATGGGCACGATCGGAGCCGGGTTCAAGGCGATGAGCTCCGTCGAGACCTCGCCGGGCCAGAATCAATTGCTGCTGGGCCCAGCCGTCAACGGGCCGATCCTCTTCCGCGATACGACCGTGAACACGGACAACGGGGTTCTCTATCCGTGGTTCCCGATCATCGGTTCGCTTGTCCTGGCACAGCCGGGCAGCATCGCGGAGCTGGGCTTCTTCACCCTGGAGTCGATGAAGGTCGGAACGAGGCCCACTATAAGTGTCATTTTGGGTGAGATCGACGGGCCGACGACGACGGCGTGGGATCTCCTGGTCAATACGCGGCAAGACCCGCCTTTGTTGCCGCCCTCGCGCAGCCTCTACGCCGACCGCTACTACATGATGCAGAACCAAAAACCCGTCTGGTGTCGTCATCTGCAGCTCCGGATCGACTTCGCAGCGGAGGACGCGCGCAACGAGCTTTTGACCTACACCATTTTCGGAGCGATCCATAACGAACTGAGGAGCCAGTAATGCCAAGCGTTCGCGATTCCAGCCGTATCGACATGAGCCAGCTCACCCCCGCCAACGCGCCCCAGGCGCAGGCGATGGGCGGGCCTCTCGCTCCCGCGCCCGATGCCAGCCTGCAGATGTCGCCTTTCTTCCATGCTGCTTTGCCGTCGAGCGCGGCGACCTATGACTCCCTGGTAAAGCAGTTCTATCGCAACTCGGCAGTCACGACGACGCGGCTCCTGCCCGCTGGAGGTCAACTGTGAACAAACCGATTCGCATCGGCAATTACACCTTGCGGCCCGCGACCGAGCGCGACCGGGATCTCCTGGCGGTCTGGATCGAGGGCGACCCCGACCACCGCGACAAGGTGAAGCCTGAGTTTTTCTGTGTCGATCGGGAGGGAATGGAATGCTTCGCGCTCGAAGACGAGTTTGGGCATGTCGTTCTCTATATCAAGATGACGCGGGTGATGCGCCTCGACATCCAGTTCGGCCCCGACGAGACGATGCACCAACGGGAGCGGACAGCGGATGCCATGCGCGAGGGATTCCAGTGGTTGCGGGCCGGAGCTCAGGGTGCCGCTTTTCACGAGATCCTTTTCCGCTCGACGAACCCGCCGCTCATCGCTTTCGCGAAAAGACGCCTTGCCTTCGACAGTGCGCCCGACGAGCTTATCCATAGGATTACCAGTCTCGCGACGTACAAGACCCAAGATAACCCATTGCACCGGGAGCAATAGCAATGAGAATGACGACGGAGACGGCAAATGTGCGGTGATAGCAGCCAGCAGGACGAGAACTACCAGGAACAAGCCGACTTTGCGAAACAGATGACGGCAGAGAACGCGACCGTGTTCGGGCAGCAGCAGGGCATCCTCGCCAGCCTCAACGCCGGATTTTCCAAAATCATCGCTGCAGGCCCGAGCCAGATGGGGTATTCGAAGGATGAGTTGAACAACCTCAATACGACGGTCGATGAGAACGTGGGGCAGAACATGACCAAAGCCTCGCAGGCGCTGGGAAACAATCAAGCGGCGATGGGCGGCGGCGACACGTTTATCCCCTCGGGCGTCAAGGAGCAGGAGAACGAGGAGTTGGCCGAGACCGGAGCGCAGACAGACTCCACGCTCAAGAGCCAGGTCCTGCAGAGCGGATATGCCGAAGGCAACTCGAACTATAACAACGCGGTCGCAGGCGAAGAGGGTGTCGCGACTGCCCTCAACCCGGTCGGCTATGGCTCTACGACAGTAAGTGCAGGAGGCAGCGCGGCCAATGAGGCGAACGCGATCGCGGCCTCGGCCAGCTCTCCCTTTACCGCTGTCATGGGTGCGCTAGGCGGTATCGGCGGCATTGCGGCAGGAAAACTTATCAAGTAGAGACAAGGAGCTTCACCGTGGCAGACGAGACGCAAGCAAACAGCACGTCCCCGGATACGACGACAACGGCACCCGCGCAGGCCCCGCCCCAAAGTGCTACGGTAACCGCGCCCGCACCCGACCAGGTCGCGACCCAGGATGCGCCGCAGTCCACTGCGACGATCCAGCCCGCTGCCGCGCCCGATGCGAACGCCGCGCCAATGGGGGCAACACTCCCACAGGATCCGCTGGCCAAGCGTATCTTTCACGGCATCATGGGCGCGCTGGGAGGGACTGAGGACACCAGCTATGCGCGCGACCCGAACACGGGGAAGATGGTTGTGACCCAGACCGCATCCGGCACCGGGACCCAATGGAAGCGCATCATTGCCGGCGCGGTCTCCGGTACCGCCGCAGGCCTGGGAGCTTCGCCTGGCCCCGGTCAGTTGGAGCGCGCGGCCAGTGCCGGCTTTCAAACCTCGCAACAGATGGTCTCCAAACAGGATGATCAACAGAGACAGCATGCCGACCAGGATTTCTCCACCCAGCAGAAGGCCACGCTGCAGAAGGCGCAGACCCAGCTCCTCACCTACCAGACCTCAGAGGCCGCATTCCGGCTGCAGCGTATGGGTGTCGAAGCTCACCAGATGGATGCAGACCGCGAGAATCAATTCGTCAAGTCGATCCAGGCGGGAGGCAACGGGAGCCAGGACCTCGGTGTCGCGAAAGACTTCAAAGATGTTCTCGCCATGCATAAGGACATGCCGGATCTCTATAAGGAGAATGCCCAGGGCAACATCATCGCGACCTCGCACGTAGACGGCGATGGCAAATTCGACGGAATGCGCTACGCGCTGGTGACTCCGCAGTGGAAAGATGCAAATACCACAGAAGATCAGAGTTTTTTCCATCTGGTTCCGGCGACAAAGGTGGGAGAGCAACCCACGATTCAAAAACAAACTGTAAAAGCAGGAACCATCAAAAATGGTGCTTTTGCCAACCAGCAAGCGGCAGCGGCGCAGGAGATTATGAAGTGGCAGACCGAGGCCGCGAAGGAGAAGCACCAAAACACGATCGACGCGAGCACGGTCGCGAAGAATAGGGCTGAAACGGCAAAGGCCTATGCCGAGACCGCGAAGACGAATCGGGAGACCGCGAACCTCAAAGCTCCGGATGGAGCCAGTGATTCCGACATCGTCAAAGGGATGCTCGACGGTTCGATCGACATCACGAAAACCGCCAGTATTCGCGGCAACCGAAGAGAGCAGCTTATTGCCCAGGCCAAGCAACAAGATCCAAAGTTCAACATGCAGGACTATGGAACGAAGCTCAAAGTAAGGCAGGACTTCGCAGATGGAAAGGCATCGCAGCAGCTTACATCGTTCAATGCCTTCCTTGGCCATGCTGACGACTACTCGCAGACGATCAACGATCTGCGCAACAGTCACAGCCCGCTCATCAACAAGCCGCTCAATTGGCTGAAGAAAAACGCGGAGGGCAACCCGGCGATTCAGCAGGTCCTTATCGCGCAGTCAGCAGTTAAAACCGAGTTCCAAAACTTCCTTAATAACAATCACGCTCTCATGGCCCAGGACAAGGAAGAGGGCGAGAAGATGCTCGACGAGAACGTGAGCCCGGCAGCGGCGCAGGCTGCGATGAAGCAATTCATTACGACCGCTTCGATCCGTATGAGCGCCCTCAACCACACCTATTACCGGACGTTTGGAACCGACGCACCGGACATGCTGGACGAGGATGGAAAGGCCTCGCTGGCTCACTTTGGAGTGCCCGAATCGATGGTCTATCACCATCCGACAGGCACGGCCACACCCAACACTTCGCAGGCAGCTAGACAGCCCGCAGCAGCCGCGCCCGCCTTCAATTGGGGCGATCATCCGGTGGCGCAATAATGGCAACTTCGACCGTTCCCATGTTCGATCCCACTGGCCAGGTACGGCAGATTCCAGCCGACCAGGCCACTGCCGCGCTGCAGGCTGGAGGCAAAACGGCAGTGAAGATTATCGACCCGACGAACACCCCCAGGTGGATACCTTCAGACCAGCAGGACGCCGCCCTGAAGGCAGGCGGGAAGCTGTTCGACGGTAAGGCTGTGACCTCCGCGCCACCCGATGACGATACCCTCCTGGGGCAGACGCAAGAGGCTATTGCGGGTGTCAAAAAGGGCGTCAATGAGACGGGTCTGACGGCCATGAAAGCAATTCATGCTGTGCCCGGAGTGGGCACGTTCCTGGACAACCATACGAAGTTCGGCGACACCATGAAGGAGACCCAGCAGAACGCCGACGCACCCGTCGATACCATCGCCGGGAAGACGGGATATGCGCTCGAAAACATTGCGGAGTTCATGGGTGGAGATGAGGCATTGAAAGGCCTCGGCTATGCCGAAAAGCTGGCCAAGATAGCGCCGTTTCTGTCGAAGATATCGAAGAGTCCAAGGCTGATGGAGGCGCTCAATGTGGGCATCCGTCAGATGGGAGTCGGGGCAGGGCAAGCCGCCGCCCACGGAGCCAGCGCGGGAGATTCCGCAACCAGCGGAATACTCACCGGAGTTGTGGGAGGAGCTGCAGATCTTGCATTCCCAGCTCTGGGAAGTGGGATGCGCAGTTTACTTGAGAAGATCCGGCCTAGCACGACAGAGATAGCGGGCGAGGCGATCCCGGAGCTGGCCTCGCAGAAGCCCGGAGCGCCCAAGGTCGCATCGAAGGCGGCGACTATCAGCGATGCGCCGGCAACGGCAGAGGCCCAACAGCAGGGAACTCAGCGCGCCGTCACCAACATTGCCCAGAAGGCGACCAAGGATGCACTCGAAAAGGTTAACGCCGTGCGGGTGAAGCCGACCGCAATCACCGACCCTGCAAGGTTGCTCGAAGCACCGGAAGCTACGCCGTTCGAGTTCCACATCGCGCAGCCGCCGCCGACCGAGGAGCCGACTGGAGATCTCCTGCAAGATCCGTCGACACGCTATCGACAGACCGGATCGCGCGTGGTGGAGGGCAAGGGATCGGGCAACATGAAGCCTTCGGCGAAGTTCGACGCGGGCAACTACCACGGCCTGCAGCCCTTTGGGATACCCGACAATCCCGAGGCCGCGACGCCGCCCGAGACTGCAACCGTCTCGCACAAGGAGCCGACGTGGGAGGTTCGGCAGTACAACAATGAATCGGCACCAGGACAGACGCCCAGGACCGACAACGCCACCGGAGGCGGCACGATCGTCACCACAGATCCGCAGCTCGCCCAGGGGACGCTCACGCGCCTGCAGGACCTCAAGGATAGCGCTACATTCCGCGATATGACCCCAGAGCAGCAAGAGCGCGTGAACGCTGCACACAAGTCCCTGCAGGAGCAGCTTGGCATGTATCACGCTTCGCGCACCGTCTCCCCGAACGGGATGCCGAACTTCGAGCCCGTCAACATCGACCAGGCAATCGGGCATGTGACGAACTTCGGAGAAGCCGCCGACCAGATCCAGGCCTCGGTGAAGCCGATCTATCAAAAGCTCGATGACGTATCGGGTGGACAGTTCACCGCGCTCCGCAACCAGGCCAAGGCCGCAAGCAAGGTCATGTTTCAGCCTGGCAGCATCGACGCCTATGACAAGGCGCTGGAGGCGAAGCAAGCCGCCGATGACGGAATCCAGGAGTTGTTTACCAGGTACGGCGGCAAGGTCAACCGCGCGGAGCTCACGAGCGCCAACTCAGCATGGCGAGACTCGAAGGTGCTCGACAACCTGCATGCAACAGTGGAGGGCAGCTTCAAAGGCGCGCCCAAGGGCATCAGCGACAGCCTGGGTACGAACCGCATCCTTCGCGGTAATACCCTGGAGAGCCGTTTGAATCGGTTGCTGCAGAAAACTCCCCAGGCCGACATCGAGCGCGTGATCGGCAAGGACGGCCTAGAGAACCTGTACCGCGTCTCGAACCTGCTGAAGACGCCGGAAACCGCCGTAAAGACCACGTCCGCAGCGCGGGCCATTGGGCTGCATATCCTGCAGCGAACCTCGAAGGGCGCGGTGGCTGGAGGAATGCTGGGAGCCATCGTGGGGCATCCGTGGGCTGGAGCTGCTATCGGAGCGGGCGCAGAGGATGCGACCCGCTTTGTCATGCGCCAGGCCGCGATCAATCCGCGTGTCGGCATGATGCTCGATCGCGCGGTACGCCACAACGTCAACCCGAAGATCTTCGCGCCGCTTGTTGCGGCGGCGATCCAACAGAACCAAGACCACCACACGGAGGCCGCGCAGTGATTCAGGAAAGAGACACAGGCCTCACGCTCTCGCAGTCGCAGATCGCGAAGGCGATGGCCCAGCCGGATAAAGACTTCGATGAGGAGATGGACGATCCGCGCTATCACCAGCCCGAGGTCGTAGCGGGCATGGCCATCATGAAAGAGCGCTATCTCCGGAGCAGCAATCAGAACATCGAAGAGGCGCTCCGACAGTATGAGACCAACTACAACGACCCGCGTACCAGGCGCAAGCGCTGGGGCGGCCAGAAGCGCTGGATGGGCAAGGAGAACGAAGAGATGCGCGTGGTGCGGATCATGCACCCTTATACGTTTTTGCGCCGGCTGCAGGCTGTCGGCATCGACGCGCGCGTGGAGGAGCACAAGAACGCGCGGATGTGGCTGAACAATTTCACCCGCGTCGGTCGCATCGGAATCAACGCGAGGATTGCAGGCGAGGCGCAGACCGTGACGACGCTGCAGTATCCGTATGCGCCCGAGTACTCCGTGATGCGCTTCGATGAATACGACGTGCCCAGGGAGGAAAAATATCGAGGTTGGCGCACGACGCTGCTGGCCTTGATCTTTGCCGAGGTCATCACAGAAAAAGAAGCAACAGAGGCGTTCGGTCCCGCCGTGGGACCGGCAAGTGAGTTTTACCGCGAACAGTTACAAATCAATCGACGCATAAGGATGGGGCTACAAATATGAGCGCACAGAAGAAACCGAGGAGTGGCATTCGTGCAATCGACCAGGGAACCCGTTACGACGTGATCGGCAGCATCAAGCAACTGGAGCGCGAGATCGAACGCGGAGAGCATGGAGAGATCAGCGATGTCGTGGTGTTGATTCTGGAGAAGAGGAACAATCGCAGCCCCGCAGTTCAATTCAGGCATTTTGGCACCGCCAGCTTCCCCACGCTTCACTACATGATTGCGACGGCGAAGAACAGGATCGAGCCAGCATGAATGCCGATACGTTCATCAAGGCCAAGCTGGCCGACTTCTGCATTGAGGAGCGCTGGATGCAGGGCGATGCGGTCGATATGGAGTCAATCGCGTTCGTCATCCGCAACCGGGTGCAGGCAGGCTGGGCGGGCGGCGATTGGGTGCGAGTGCTGGAGAAGTCGATCGACCTACGCGGAAACGTGCCGGCGCGGGTCGCGGGCCTCGACCTGCAACGGCAGGACATCAGAGATTTTCTGAGCGCCATCGACAGCATCTACGACGGCTCGGCCGAGGATGGATCCACCAACGGCGCGCTGTACTACTGCAACCTGCACAACCTCACCAATCTATGGCTCCGCGACAACATCGTGAGAGATCACCAAAACCATCCCCGCGTCGCAACCGTGGGCACCACTGCTTTCTTCGGATAAAACTATGGCCCTCGCACCAGGCGCAACCATCATCGCAAACATGCTCACTCTGCTGGGCGCTGCAGATCCGGGCTCATCGATGACGATTCAACTCGCAGGCTATGGGAGCCAGGTGCCACGCGTCGCCGGCAGCGGCCTCCTGGTGAGGACGAGGCCGATTCCCCTGATTGCGCCCGGCAGCGGCCTCATCCAGGAGACGATCTGGAATAACGCGGTGATTACGCCGCAGGGAACGTACTACACGATGACGTTCTCCGACGAGGCCGGCAATGTCATCCAGTTGAACGCCTACCAGTTTCTCCAGGATGGCTCCTATGACCTCAGCAACACGCCGATCTACAACCCATTCCCGCCGCTGCCGCCGCCACCAGCCGATGCAGTGCTCAAGAACCCTCCAGGCGGTACAACCCAGACCGTGGCGGGCGCGCTGCGCGCAACATTCCTGATGGAGTTGAACGAGCCCGTCATAGTGAACCCCGCGACGGCTTTGTTCGACGGATCGCAGGGCAACAGCTTCAAGATCTCGCTTACGCAGTCGGTGAACGCGGTGTTTCAGAATATGCAGGGCAAATCCCTGGTCTCGGTGCGGATCGTGCAGGCGGCGGCAGGCGGTCCTTTCCTCTTCAACTGGCCAGCCAACGTGCGCAACGGCGGCGAGATCAACCCGACGAACGGCAGCAGAAATACGCAACTCCTCATACCGGATACAGACGGAAGTCTGGACGGCCAGCAGATGAGCACCACTTTTTAGGAGGCAGGATGCAGAACGAAAAGAAGAAAATGAAGCCGCTCACAAGAGCATTCCTGATTGTGTTCGGATGGGTCGCGCTCCTGGTCCTGTTTCTATGGGCCGACACCTTTTGCGGAGCGCAGAGTAATATTCTGCCTGCCAGCAAGGCCCAGCAGATCAATACCGAATATTACGTCGGCAGCGTTCCGGGCTGGTACCCGAGCATTCAAAGCGCGGTGACTAAGACCTGCACGACGAGTGGAGCCCGCGTCGTCATCCCGGCTGCAGCAGCTCCGTCCGATACCATCGCCGCAGTGACCGGAGGATGTGCCCAGGCCAGCATCCTCGATCGCAACGCGGTACCGGAGCAGCCCTACACCTGGAATGGAAGCCACTATGTCGCCGTGCCCTATGGCGGCGGTTCGGCTGCGGGCGGAAACTTCGCCGTCCAGTACGACAACAATGGAGTGCTGGGTGGCGTGAACTTTACCGGGCTGGTGAAGAACAACGGGACCGCATCGCCACCGAGCTCGCTCACCGGAAGCTCGACGGTTACGGCTGTGCAGGGGGCAGGGGCCAGCGGGATAGCAGGAACGTGCGGGGCTTTCGCGGCGAACAATCTCAGGGCGACAGACGGAAACGGATGCGAGATCGATGCGAATATGGCGGTCGAAGGCGGCGGCGGGGTCGCGTCGAACGGTCTCGCCAATGCCAACATCGACCTGACGCATGGGTTTTCGCCAACCTCGTCCAGCGGCATTCTCTTCTGGGATCTGACTGGAGGCGATCAGGTTCACTTCGGACGTCCATCAGGGAACAACGCCACTGGCTTCTATCGCAACTCTCCAAGCATGGGAAACATGCTTATAGCAGATGATTCCATCCCCGCAAACTTCACGAATATAGGGTTACTCGCCACTATGGGAAGACTCGGGAATGGCATCGGATTGCAGATCTCCTCCGGCGCGTTGTGCGCGGCAGGTCCAGGGGCGATATGCAATATTTTGGTACCGATTCTAACTGCCGAGCCAGATACGTCTTATGTTGTGATGGGATGCTTAGCTAATAATGCCTCGACCGGCACACCCATAGCGTTGAACACCTTCGATTTCAACACTTCATCCTTCCAAGTATCGATATTCAATGCAAGCACGACTTCCAGCACGGCTGGTGGAAGAGTGGATTGCATTGTCATGCACCCGTAAGAAAGGCCATCCCATGAAACGCTTCGCTCTCTCCCTGTCTTTGTTGCTTTGCACCCTGGCCGCGATCGCGCAGACGCCGCCGCCTGGTTTCTCGAAGTATGCGACCTATGCGGTTCAGGCCGATGGATCGTTTGTCCCGATCTCGCTCGACAATGCCAAGGCCATGCTGACGGCCTCGGGCGCGGGCGTGGCACCGCCTGATGCGACACCGCCGCGCGGCATGTATCAGGCCGCTGTCTACGGCCTGATGCCGGACGGTGTTACCTTCCAGCCGCTGCAGCTCGACGCCAACGGTGCGCTCATCATCTCTGGAGGAGGGCAAGGAGGAGGCGCTCTCTTTCCAATCACTCCGGGCTTTGTCGTCAACGACACTACGACCACAGCTCACACCGGAGGACCCAAAGATTTCTATAACAACATGCAGTACACCCAGGGAGAGGACCTCTGGGGCTTCGGTGATTCGATCATGGCGGCAGACACGCAAGGGCCGAGCAGCATCAGCAAGGGATTCTTTGCGAAGCTTTGCAGCGACTACGGCGGCGTATGCCATAACGATGCGATGGGAGGGACGATGTCGCCGCAGATCGCCACGACGGTATTAGGAGGCTTCATCGTCACCGACTATAACGCGCCTACCCGTGTCATGGTGGAGGGTGGAATCAACGATTACATCAATAACGGCACTGCGCTTGGGGCCGAGAACAACTACAAGCTCTCCATGCAGGCGGGCATCAACTGGCCGGGCATCGCCTATAACCAGAAGATCATGGCATCGAGGGCGACACAAAGCGGAGGGAGCTGGATCGCCGCGATAGGTTTCTTCAATGCGCAGAATATAGCCGGAGTCGTGGGGAGCTGGATGGAGGCAACCACAAATGGGGCAGCGCTTGATTTCACCGTCAGCGCCGCGACAGTGCAGACGGTAGGCACAAGCATCGGCGTGTTGTATCGCATCGATAACAGCGCTACACCCGGCACCTTCACCATCTCGATCGATGGAGTCCTGCAAACCGATCTCTGCTCCGGAACAACGACCTTCACCGCGACGGGCTGTAACAGCGTGTCCACAGGGACATCGTTGAATCCTTTCGAGCAGATCTTCCCCGTCACCGGAGCCACCCACGACGTGCATATCCTCTCGACCTCTGCGAACCCGCTTTACATCGGTGCCGTTGATGTGGCGCCCACGTCGCCGATGCCCACGGCTCCTCTGGTGATTGTGCCCGGTATCCCGATGCAGTTGGCAGATGTAGATGGAACGGACTCGGCAGCTTACAACACCATCATCACCACTCTGGCCACTGCAATGAAGGCCAGGAACATCAACCTGCTCTTTGTCGATCTCCGCGGCGGCAACCCAGGAGTGAACGATACGACCGACATGGGAAGCAATTCCCTATGCGGCTCCATAGCTCCAGGCAATCAGCATTTCAATGATTGCGGGTCATTCCACTATGCGCAGACGGTAGAGAACGCTGCCGCCTTTCTGGGCATCCCCTTCACTATCCCGAACACAGGCGGACGATCGGGAGTGTTTACCGGACCGCTCAGCGCCCCAGGCAATCCGCAAGGGAACAACACGCTTCAGGACTGGAAACCGGCAACTTCCGGAGTTCCCGGACTGACGGGCTTTGCTTCAGGTATGGAATGGACGAACAACCACAATAATTTCATGATGCGAACGAGTGAAGGCCTGGACTCGGATGGACATTTTTCTCTGATGAATATGATTATGGGAGGTTTCTGGGGAGTCTATTCCTGTAACACTCCGTTCCCGACTTTAGCGTCTCAATGCCCCGCGCTCTTTACTGTGGACCAGGGCACAGGCAACGTGATTGAGAAATTCGGCAATTTCAGTGCTCCATCCATCACACCTGGAGTGCTCTTTCTTGGGGTCAATTTTGCAAAGTCTATGTCCGGGGATAGCCAGGCACTTGTTAGCGAGGCAGACAATGGATCCATTCCAATCGCACCCCATCATCTTCTTTCATGGATTCCCGATACAGTAGGTGGAACCGGGAGCGGTGCGGGTGACTCCGGGATAGACGCCACACTCGTGTGTACTTCCAGCAATGGCAAGTGTGCAGCAGCTCCGACCGGGAATGGATTTGCAGTTGTGGTCAATGGAGCCTTCGCCTCCGCAGCGCGTACCTTGGTCGCCGCCGATATCCCGAACCTTACGCAGTACCAGGCCGCAGGCAATTATTTTAGTTTTGCAAGCGGAGCAGTGACGGCCAACTTTATTCCAAAGACCATCAGTGCCTTGGGGAATCAGGGAAACTCAAGCATCGCAGACAACGGCACGGATGTCATAACTACGGAGCCTTTTTCGGCTCCCGCTTATAACGGACCTGCTGTTGCGCCCACAGGCGCTTGCACAGCCGGCCAATGGGCATTCTCTAAAGACGGCCATGCATCCTTCTGCGCTGCTGGAACATGGGGTATCAAGATTTAGCTTAGGAGTGAAATAGAAAATGCCGAGAGATGATTCTGGGGTTATGCCACTGACAAGAGACGGGGGCTATCGAATGATGCAGGAAACGATCAAAGAGTTCGAGGGCAATGTCTGGGGTCCGGCGATTCAGACCCTCAATTCGAAGGTAGAGAAAAACGACGGAAAGACGGATGAAGTCCTGGCCCAGGTTGTGAGCCTAAAGCTCATGGTGACGGAAAAGGTCGCAGGGTTCAAAGGGATGTTTGTCGCCCTGGGGATCATGATGTCCGCGCCGGGACTGGTGTGGGTGGGGATGCAGATCTATAAATCCATCGCTGGAAAATAGCCAAGGGGCCGACTATGAACGATGCTGTTGGGACCGCGCAGGTTGATTATTTGCAGGAGATATGCGGCAAGATCACACAGTTCGAGGATAAGGTGCCGTGGCTTTACCTCGACTCCAACAAGCCTGGGTTGGTGACGGTCGGGGTAGGGAAGATGCTGCCGAACCCGATCGCGGCGGCAGTGCTGCCGTTCCAGGTGCAGGGCAGACTGGCCACATACGCGGAGGTCGAGGCCGACTTCGCGCGCGTCCATGCGATGGAGCCGGATCATCTGCCGACGTACTACCTGGCCGCGACCTCGATCAAGCTGCTGGATGCCGACATCGAGGTGCTCTTGTATTCCGTGGTGGCCGATGTCGATCGACAGCTCCGCGCTATGTTCCCACATTATGGGGATTGGCCGAAGGGAGCCAAGCTTGCCACTATCGACATGCTGTTCAACTTGGGACCCTCGCATTTCAAGGTCTATTCGCACCTGATTAGCTCGCTGAATGAGGAGAATTGGGAGCAGGCATCGAAGGAGTGCGGGCGCAATGTGCATGATGCCGCCTTCGCAGCCCGCAACTATTGGACGCTCTGCAGCTTCATGGATGCGGATCGAGCAGCAAGGGCGGCGGCGGTGATTCATCACGGCGCTGCATGACAATGGCTTAATTACACCTTGCACCATTGTGTAAGGGGCTTACACAAAGGAGTTTCACGGCAGCATTCTTACATTGGCTGTTAAATTTTAACCATCCGCAGAAACAAAGGAGTTTCACGATGCACTTTCTTGCAATTATTGCCCTGGCAGCTTTCTGGTCAAGCCTCACTGTTAAGCTTGTCGCGATCTCTGGCCTGGTCTATCTGGTCGTGCAGATGCTCAAGGCGTTCTTTCCCCAGATCACCGGGCCGTGGGCGATCGCGCTGAATTTCGCGCTCAGCATGGCCGGCACGATCTCCGTGGCCAAGCCGGGAGACCTTTCCTCGCTGAGCTTCTGGTCGAGCCTGCTGATGGCCGCTGGAGCTGCTGCCGGTATCCACGGCACGGTGAAGTCATTCCAGAAGGCCGGCACTCCCACCTCGCCACTGATGGCCAGCGTCGGCGCGCAGGGAGCAGGCGGAAACGACCTGGGCGCGAACATCGCAAAGCAGTCATAAATCTCACTTTTCTACAAAAAGAGTAATTTCTGAGAACTCCGGCCCATGCAGCACAACCCGAAAGGAAAGAGAATGTCGAATATTTTTGTAAAGATCGGCCACGGCATCAAGTGGGTCGTAGTAAAGATCGGCGACGGGTTCAAGGAGCTGCCGAGGCTCATCACCCTGACCCACGATGCGGAGCAGCTCGGGAGCCAGGCGCTTCCCGAGGTGCTCCTGGTGCTCGAAGACGTAAAGGACCTGGCCACGGCTACCGTGAAGGATGGCGGCGTCTTCCTGACCGGACTGACGGCGCTGGGAGGTGCCCTGGCGGAAGCGGCGCAGGCTGGGGGAGTCAACGCGGAGTATGACGCTGCGGTTCTGGCGGCAGTGAAGACGCTGGCCGCCGACTTCAAGGCGCAGAACGTCGCCGATATCCTCGCGGCCTGGAAGGCGCTGGTGGACTCCGCACACTCGCTCGATCAAACGATCTTGGCCGATCTGAAGAAGCTGGAGACAGATGCGGCCTAAACGCGTCGCCGGGAATCGTCCTGGGGACACTCGATAGAAACGATGGAAGACACTGGCTTGGGGTGGGGAGAGATCTCCACCCCTATTTTTATTTAACTTTTGTCGCCAAAATGGTTGACAGGTGGATACACGCAGGATACAAAGGATGCGGAGGTATCAACAAGTGGCTACATGGACGGTAAAAACGAAGGTTGAATTGCATGACACGCTTGAATTTGAGCATGAGGTTGAGGCCGATTCAGAGCTCGAAGCCGAGACTGCAGCCGAGGATCTCATCACGGAGGAAGCGATTTTAGCTGCGCTGAAGGCTGAAGGCGATCCTGTCGGTAACGCGACGTTCGGGCATGATGCTCTGACTGACGCATTGGTCTGTAAGACCTGCGACAACCTGGTCGATCCCGACGAGGCCGACAGCGAGGGCAACTGTGCCGATTGCCAGAACGAAGATGAGGAAGAGGAAGAAGAGAGCGAGGTCGCCGAATAATGGAAGTGTTCGCGCTCTGCCTCATCACCACAATGGCCTATGCCCTGGTAGACGATCAGGCGGCGGTCAAGACTTCGTTGCGGGATCTCGGCCAGGGCCGATATGTCCTCTCGCTCGAAGTAGCTCCCGAAGACGCTGGCAAGGTCATCGGCAAAAAGGGCCGCACCGCCCGCGCGATGCGCACCGTGCTAGGGGCTTTCAACATGCGCGAGGGTGTAAACATCACGCTCAACATCATTGAGGATCAGAAGGCCGAGGCCCGCGTATGAACATGACCGAACTGAAAGAAGGCCTCGATAACTACAAGCTGCGATTGCAGCCCGGTAGTTTTCTTCGCGCTCTGCTGGAGAACAATCTCATGGGAGTAGTTGCTCATGCAGATCCGACGAGCGCCCTCTACCTGGCCGAGTTCGTTATCTTCACCAACAGCTATCTCCCCGGATTCATGTGGGGAGCACCGCATCGCGTAGAAAACTGGCTGGCTGGCCGGGTCGATCAGAACGGCGACCCACTCCCTAAACCCGAAGTAAAACCCCTCTAGGACACTATGAAACTCACTTTGCTTTTGTTTGTATCGCTCTCGTCTGCCTCGGCCCTCGCACAATGGACCCCTCAGGTACAACCGATCACCCTGCCTAAGCCCGCACCCTCGATGAAGGCCCCAGCCCCGAAGCTTGTCTCGATGCCCAAGCCCTATAGCCGCCCGGCGAAGTTCGTCGCGCAGACCGCCAGCAAGTAACCCAACCCATCCCACATAGAGGAGTTAGAACGATGCGAATTTTACGTCTGGAAGCGGAAAACATAAAGAAGCTTAAGGTGATCGACATCACCCCGAAGAACAAGCCCGGCGTCATCATGGTGACGGGCAAGAATGGCCAGGGCAAGACCTCGACGCTCGACACCATTCTCTACACGCTGGGCGGCACCGAGGATCTCCCCAGCCAGCCGATCCGCAAGGGCGCGGACAAGGGCTTTAGCCGGATCGACCTGGGCGACTGCTGGGCTGTACGTAAGTACACCCCGACAGGCTCCGAGCTGATTCTCGAAAGCAAGGACGGAGCGCGCTATAAGAAGCCGCAAGGCAAGCTCGACGACTGGTTTGGAAAACTCTTCTTCGATCCGCTGGCCTTCACCCGCATGAAGCCCGACGAACAGATGAAGCAGCTCCGCTCCCTGGTACGCCTGGAGATCGACCCCGAAGAGATCAAGATCGCGAACAAAGCCGACTATGACCTCCGCCGCAACATTACCCGCGAGGCGAAGGAGCTGCAGGCCCAGGTGAACTTCATCTCGGTTGTGGCCGAGCTGCCTGAGAAGCCGATCGACATCTCGGCCAAGATCACCGAGCTGGAGGAGGCCGGAAAACTTAATGCCAGCATCGCCACCATCGAGGCAGAGGCAAAGCGCGGGTATGAATTTGCGAAGGAGCAAAACGAGGCCGCTAAGCGTCTCCGCGAGGAGGCTGCGAACATGATCGAGACAGCCAGGGCAAAAGAGGCAAGCGCTGACGAGCGTGTAAAGCAAACGGACGCAATCGAGATCCCGAAGCCGATCGACACCGCCGCGCTCCGCGAAGAGATCGAGAACGCCCGCGCGGTGAATGCGCAGCTCGACAAGAAAGCCCGCAAGGATGAGCTGCAGGCGCAGCTCACCACGAAGGAGGCCCAGGCCGACAAGCTAACCGCCGACATGGAGGCGCGCGACAAGCAACTCGCCGATGCTGTGCTGGCTTGCGAGATGCCGATCGACGGGCTGACGTTCAAGGATGGCGAGGTAGTTTACCAGGACTTCCCACTCGACCAGGCCAGCGGTGCCGAGCAGCTCCGCGTCTCCCTGGCCGTGGCGATGGCGGGCAACCCCGAGGGCCGCGTGATTCTGGTGAAGGATGGCAGCTTGCTCGACGAAGACAGCATGGAAGTAGTCAATCAGATGGCGATCGAGAAGGACTTCCAGATCTGGATCGAGGCCGTGGACAACAGCGGCAAGATCGGGATTGTCCTGCAGGATGGCATCGTGGCTTCGACGAACGATGTGGAGGAGGAGCCTAAGCCGGGCGAGTTGCGCAACTCTGAGAAGGTGATGAAAGAGGCGAAGGGCTTGAGGATGTCACCGCCCGATGGTCCTTCCCAAGTTGTGCGCGTTCGGACCGATGAGAAGGGCCAGAAGACGGAGACCGTGGTGGACCGCGAGGCCATCGAGGCATCGAGAGAAACACTGAAAACTACCGTCCCACGCAAGCCTATTAAGCAGGTCATCGCGGAGAACAAGGATAAATTTTCCAAGCTATGACCCTGGAAGAGTCCTACAACGAAGCGCTTCGAGAGTGGGGGCTGCGGTTTCTGGGCGGGGTGATTGAGCCCGCCCCGCCTCTTCCCGAGGGCGTGGATTGCCCTTGTATCAATTGCACCGACAAACGCAAAGAGGCAAAGCATGACTGAGAGCAAGGATGACTGGCTGATGCTCGACGAGCTGCTGGAGCTGTTGAAGGATCAGCAGGGTGGGCGAGGCCTGCGCCCATTTTCCAAGGACTTCGGTGTCACCTTCCAGTATTTGGGGAAGGTCCTGGGTCGGGTGCAATCGCCTGGTCCGCAAATCTGCGAGGTCCTGGGCTACGAAGCCATCACCGTCTACCGTCCCATCGTCAAGGAGAGCAAGCGATGAATATTTGCGGTATTTTGTTCCTGATTTTTTTCTGGCCTGCTTGTGGTTTTCTCGGTTACAGGCTGCGCAAGTGGGTTGAGCGACTCGATGCGGAGGCTCCGGTCGACGTCTGGCGGCAGGATCGCCTAGCGAAGATGCATAGCGGGATCGACCGGACGCCCGATCCGGTGGCTCCGACTCCGCTGCACCTCCACATCCTCGATTTCGACCGCGTGCCCGGAGAGATCACCGAGGCGGGTGGGATCTATGGCCACTGCTGCATGGCTGGGTGTGGCGACGCGTTTTATATCAACCCTAAAATTGTGGCCCAGGCCGCGAAGGTCATGCAGGCGCGGTCTTGCGATTTCCGGCTGATCGGTGGGGCACTGCGATGAATCAGTGCAGATTCACCCACGGCCCACCGAGTAAGCCGATCCGATGCGGAGTGATGGCCAACCACAGCGGCTATTGCCCGCGCCATGAGCTGCTGGTTCCCCAGATGGAGGCCGAGGCAGCGGCAAAGGAGAAGGCCCGCCAGGTGAAGCGCCTAGCGGATTTGAGAAGAGGAGCGCGGCGATGAAGCGTGACGATGTAAATAGAATGCTCGATAGCCTGCTGCCTTCGTTCGCACCCCCAGCCGTGGACTTAGCCCCAGGGCTGGGGAGTTGCACTTGCGGAGGTAGCGGGCACATCGTCCTGACCGACGACAAGGGCAACCGGATGGCCCGCGAGTGTGTTTGTATTCCGCAGAAGCGGATCGCGCGCAAGCTGGAGGTCGCGAAGATCCCCGAGCGGTACCGCCAGGCCACACTTGATAGCTACGACGCGATAGGAGGACACCCCTCGCTAGGCCATGGCTTGGCCACAGCGCGGCGATTCGTCGAAGAGTACCCCATCGGCACGGACGGGCGCGGCCTGTTGCTTGTGGGGACCGTGGGCATCGGCAAGACGCACCTGGCCGTGGGCATCCTGCGCAAAGTTGTGCTGGAGAAGGGAGCCAAAGGCATCTTTGCCGACTTCCGCGACCTGCTGAACCGGGTGAAGCGGACGTTTGGCGACCGGAGTATGAGCGAGGCCGAGATTCTGGATCCACTTTTCGCGGCCGACGTCGTCGTGCTCGACGAGCTGGGCGCGGTGCAGGCCACCGACTGGACGTTCGATGCTGTCGAGCGCATTATCAATGGCCGCTACAACGACAAGCGCTCCACCATCATCACCACGAATTTGCCGAACACTGCGCCGGCGACGATGGCCGTGGTGAGCGAGTACGGGCGCAGTGTGCCGGCAGTGCGCGGCGACACCCTGGGCGACCGGATCGGCGCGAGAATGCACTCGCGGTTGCAACAGATGTGCCAGGTGGTAGAGATGGCCGGGGATGACTACCGGGTGAAAGGGAAGCGATGAAAAAAAATAAAGAAACCATGTTCAAACTCAAAATGGCAACGCCGCCTCTCATAGTCACCCGATCCGCGAAGGCCGACAAGATCGAGGCGATATGTGTGGTGTGCGGCTGCACTGATTCAAACGCCTGCACGTTGCCGGATGGACCGTGTTGGTGGGTGAATAAAGAGATTCCACTTTGCAGCAACAAGAGCTGCATCGATAGCTATGAGGTGAGGACCAAATCATGAGCAGTGATGCAATCGACGTAGGGATGGGAGAGCCAAGCCCGCCAGTGTACTTAGGCGATGGCCTCTATGCGGAGTTTGACGGGTTCCAGGTGAAGCTCTACGCCAGTAACGGACTCCACACGACCAATGTGGTCTACCTGGAGCCGAGCGTTCTCCATGCCTTTTTCGCCTGGGTCACGAATCTGAAGGGCGCGGTGAAACCGTGAGCACCGCGATCCCATCGAAGTATGTCCAGGATACGAATTTGCGGATGTTCGTGATCTACGAGATGCCAACAGATCATCCGGATAAATTTGTTGTTCGCGAGTGGCAGATCGTTTATGGAGATCCGCAGCCTGGATGCTTTTGGCTTTTAGACTCGCTCACTGCAGCCAGAGCCAAAGCCGTCGAGCAAGGAGCGTTGAGTTGCATTCGGCGTGATGCATCGGACGATTCAAAGATTGTGGAGACTTGGTTATGACCGAAGAGCAGCCGTCGATTAAGTGCCTGCAGTGTGGGCATGTGAGCTATAACAAAAACGATATCGAGCAAAAGTACTGCGGGTTCTGTCATGGGTTCCATACGAATCTCGCCCTGGTGTTAGATCCTCCGAACACGATGGACGCACCGGAGCAGATGTGGGCCTTTCTGAGTGAGGATACGGATGGTCATGAGGCGCTATGCGGCGCGATGATTGTGAACATGGGCCTGCAACCGCTTTGCACGATGAACCCGGACATCCTGGAGAAGATGAAGCCTATCGCGCGGGAGCTGCAGAAGGCGACCCGCAAGCGCATCAAGCTGGTTCGCTGGACGAAGAGACAGGAGATGGTCTTTTGGTAGAGCAACTGTACTGGAGGACGGTGCCCGTCCCTTATGTGGCCGTGTGGTCGAGCGAGACGGAGCGCTATGTTGCGACGTGCCGTTATAGCGGTGGCCGCGAGGCTCTCTTCAGCAAGGGCAAGCGCGGCGAGGGTGAGCCGGTATGGGGAAAGATGCATGAGGCCCGCCAGCGCGAAACATGCGCCACGGCGAGGTGTCAGGTGTGCAACTGCAAACTCAACGACGAGCGCCGCTTTGGGATGGACGCGCCCCAGATGATGCAACACCAGGGGAAGGTCTACCAGGTGTTAACGGAGCCACCGTGTTGTGCGCGCTGCGCGCGGTACTCGATGGAGCATTGTCCAGGCATCCGCAAGCGATTGGAAGATGGTTCGCTGCGATGCTTCGAGGTGTTCGCCTACGCGGCGATCGGCCAGATCGTCGGCGCGGTGGACGGCGGCGATACGGATCTCAACGAGCTGCTACAGCCAGGGCAGACGGTGATCGGATATCACAAATGCCTGCTTACGCAGGCCGAACAGATTACCGCCGATGAATTGAAAGAGAGGGTAAAACTATGACGATGACAGCAGAACAAATTGGAGTTAATGCCGTGGAGGGCACGGTGCGGATGTATTTCAATGGAATCGACCACCGAAAGGAGCTCCAGATTCCAGGTGGTCCGTGGGATAACGAACCGAGCAAAATGCAATGGGTGGACAAGGATACAAACCTTCCTTGCCTCATCATTCGAGGCGGAGGTGGCGCGCTGTGCGGCTATGCTGGCGTGTTCCCAGAACATCGATTGCATGGCAAAGATTACGATTCTGCAGGTGGCCAGATCGATGTGCATGGTGGCTTAACGTTCGCTTCTGGATGCGGGCATGGTGAGGACGAATCACGCGGCGTGTGTCATGTTCCCGAACCGGGCACAACAGATAGCGTGTGGTGGTTCGGATTCGACTGTGCCCATTTGTACGACCTCACACCGTTGGATACGGCCAAGATGCTTGGACTCGCGCAGTATAAGTCAGAATGGAAATATCGCGATGTGCGTTACGTCGCTGCAGAGGTCGCAAGCTTGGCTGCGCAGCTAAGGGCCATTGAGAAGGCGGCAGACGCTTAGAGGGCCATTGCACCCGGAGCAGCGCTAACGTAGGATGTGCTTGTATCCTCGTAACTAGTGCCTCCAACAGAACGGCGGCGATCCCCCTGAAGGGTCGCCGCCGTTTTGTTTGTGTGGAGCTATTCTTTTGTGATTTCGATGCCCTGTTCGATGAGCGCCTCTCTGGTGTATTTGAGGTTATTGGATGGCTCAGATCGTCATCCCGAATCAGGAAAGTTTTTGTAGTAGTAGCCAAAGATCGACCATTTGAAGCCTTCGAGGGTGAGGCCGTCTTTGAAGGTGAGGGAATAGGTTTGCATCATTTACCTCGCCTTCCGGGCGTGTATTTGTTCAAAGCGTTCGCGATCCGCTGGGCCATATTCTTCGAGGTTGCGCGCGCCACGGTGTTGAATTTCCCCTGTTTTACGTCGCAGTCCACCGAGTTGAATTTGTGCGCCGGCTGCGTGCGTGGGGTGGGAGTTGATTGCGATGTTTCCTGCTGCATGTATGTTCTCCTGACGGGTGGCTGCTGCGATGTAGACAGTGAGCTGGCGCTCTGAGTGCCAATGATGGGCATACATGGCGCGCATCTCAAATTTTAATTCTTCGGTGAGTTGGCCGATCGCGCGTTCGCGGCTGGTGGCTTGCCGGTAGATGGTAGCGCGGTATTCGCCGCTGAGGTCCTGTAGGTAGATGGTGTATTCGCGGCTGGTGAGTGACATGGTGTTTCTCCTGGAGAAGAGGTGCGGGCTGGCCCGGTGTCTGTTAGCGAGTTGTTAGATAAGCTCGTTGCGTTCGAGGATCGAGGCGATGGTCTCGCCTTCCATGTCTCGTGTGGTATCTACCGCGCAGCCGAGCACAGCCTCTAATTCCTGCGAGAGATCCCAAAGCTTCGTTTGGGCCTCCCGGATGTTGGTGAGCAGCGATTCAGCTATTGCGAGTTCTCCAGCGGTAAGCGGTTGTGTCATTGCGATCTCTCTTTCTTTCTCATATTTGCTGATGATTGCGTTTACTTCGAGGGCGACGATCTGGGCGGAAGTGAGTCCGTTTTTCAATTTGTTTCTCCTGGTGCGAGGTGCGGGCGAACCCGATGTTATTTGGTGCGACGTGCGCGACGGATGCGATTCTCTAACTCCATAAGGCACTCGCGGATGTTGTTTTTGGCCTCTTTCACGATGGTCGCGAAGTTGGGAGCGGTCGCATCGCCAACCTCAAGCGCCCAGATGCGCGCCAGGTGCGCGGCCACATCCTTAGAGATGCCCTCTTTCGAGAACTTCACTCGGCGTAGACGCGATAGGAAACGATCAGCCAGCAGATCGGTGTCATTCGCAGTGAAGATGAACACCGTGTTGGGTGGGAAGTTTGTTTCATCAAGCTTGGAGAGCAGCGAGATCTGAGCGGCGGCAGTCATTTGATCGGCTTCATCCACCAACACCAGATGCATTTTCTTTCCCATCATCGGGACGTACTGACAGATGCGCCGCACGCGTTCGATGTTGGCCAGATTGCAGTCTTGAGATGGGATGTGGTGGAACTCGGCAGGGATCGCGTCAGCAAGCGCCATAGCGAGGCTAGTCTTGCCTACTCCAGATGGCCCGAAAAACAGATAAGCGGATGGAAATGGGTTCGCTGCGAAGTCTTGGAAGTCGGCCACGATCTCATCTAGGCCAACGAAGCCATCAAGAGTAAGAGGACGATACTTCGCCGTCAGCGATTGGGGGTAGGTGAATGTGGCTTGGGTGGATGGTGCGGATGTAGTGCGAACCGGCTGCACATCAAGTTCAAACAAGGTGCTCATTGTGCGTCTCCTATGAGGTGTGGGCGAACCCAACTCCACAAACATAGGGCATGAGTATGTGTGGAGTCAAGTAATTAGTTTGCACCGGGAGCAAATAGAACGCAGACCAACCGCGAACGGGGTGTGGACGCACCGCGAACCCAATAAAGCGGATGCAGATTGGGTGTGGGTTGGAGCAATAAGGGGAGATGAGAACGGGGTGATGTAGCGATGTAGTGGGAGGGGTGATGCA